CCTACACCATCAACGGCGCCGTGGGTGAAATCCCTTACATCGAGTTCACGATGACGGGCATCTACAACGCTCCGACCGATACGGCTGCTCCTGCTGCCACCTACAGCAACCAGGCCAACCCTGTTGTCTTTAAGAACGGCAACACCACTGGTTTCCAGCTGCTGAGCTACTCGGGCTGCCTGCAGTCGCTTGAGCTGGACATGGGCAATGAGGTGATCTACCGCGAGCTGGTAGGCTGTACGAAGGAAGTCCTGATCGTCAACCGTGCCGTCACTGGCACTGTAGTGCTTGAAGCCCCGACCATTGCCGCGAAGGATTATTTCTCGGCAGCGCTGTCCGACACCACGCTGGGCAATCTTGCTCTGCAGCATGGTCAGACCGCTGGCAATATCGTCAGCATCAGCAGCTCAACCATTGACATTGGCGACGTGAGCTACGAGGATCAAGACGGCATTCACATGCTTTCGATCCCCGTTGTTGCGGTTCCGGGCTCGGGCGGCAACAATGAGATCTCCTTGGTCTATACCTGATCTCACTGCATGACATTCGTCCTAAAGCAATCGGTCAGCTACACCTGGCCGATCACGCTGGTCATCCCTGTTGATGGCGGCCGCCGCGAGAAATACACATTCGACGGTGAGTTTCGGCGCCTGCCGCAAACCCGCATTAATGAGATCATCAAGATGGCTCGCGCTATGGAGCGCAACCGAGCCAGTGATGATGAGATGCTTGAGGATCAAGACGCTGCTCGCGAGATTTTGATGGGCTGGTCCGGCGTGGTGGATGACAACGCCAAAGAGATCCCATTTAGCGAAGGCGCGTTGTCGCAGATGCTTGAGATTCCTACGGTTGCTGGGCAGATCGTGAAGGCATGGTTCGAGAGCCTTGACGTGGCTAAGCGAAAAAACTGACGGGCGCCGTTGACCACTGGTACAAAGGCGACGGCGCAAATCAAGATGAAGCAAAAGCCGACGCGCAAGCGTATGGCTTTGAGCTGCCTGATGAGGTAACAGAAGCCAAGACATACGAAGTCTGGCCAGAGCACAAAGAGGCTGTGCTCATGTTTTTGCGTTGCCAGACGCAATGGCGCACAGGTCCATCAGGCGTGATCGGGTTTGATTATGCGGTGGTCTTCAGCCTGTTCGACCTTTATGCTGTAGGGGATCGCGTGCAGGTCTTCGACGATTTACAGGTCATGGAAGCCCGAGCGCTTGAATTGATTCAAGAGACCGCAGAGCAGCAGGCTAAGCAGGCCAGCCGTCGCCGGAGGAAGTAGTCATGGCCATGAACCTTGAATCGGTCTTGCGGGTGACGGCAAAGGTCACTGGCCTTGATGAGCTGCGCAACCTTGAACAAGGATTGGCTAAGGCAGAGAAGACGGCAGACGCAGCTGCAAAGGGATTCAAGAAGGTTGCAGAGTCAAAGCTGTTTCAAGCTGCTGCTGTATCTGCTGCAGCGCTGGCTGCTGCGATTGGCTTGTCTGTCAAGGCTGCTATTGATTTTGAGGAATCAATGGCAGGCGTACGCAAGGTCGTGAGCGGTCTTGATAGCCCGGCCGGTTTGGCAGAGATTCGCAAGGAAGTCTTCGACCTATCCAAGCAGATGCCCATCACGGCCAAGGGATTTGCCGACATTTACGCAGCAGCAGGCCAGGCTGGCATCCCACGCCAAGAAATCAAAGAGTTTGCCGTGAGCGTTGGGCAGATTGGCGTTGCCTTTGACATGACTGCAGAAGAGGCTGGCACTGCGATGGCCAAGCTGCGCACATCACTCGGACTGTCACAACCGAAGCTGATCGAATTGGCCGACGCGATGAACCACCTGAGCAACAACACCGCATCCACTGCCAAGCAGGTGACGGAGTTTATGTTGCGCGCCGGCACTGCTGGCCGGTCGGCGGGTTTATCTGCTGAGCAGACGGCTGCATTCGGCGCTGCGATGATTGCTACGGGCGCCGAGTCTGAGGTAGCCGCGACCAGTTTCAACAACATGGTCAAAGCTCTCAGCCGTGGCGCGAGCATGACTGAGCGACAGATCAGCGCGCTACAACGCCTTGGATTTGTTAGCCAAGATGCGCAGGCATACGAAAAGCAGCTCACCTCAGCGGTCGAGCAGGAGAGTCGCAAGCGCATGGCAGCCGCAGAAGAAGAGACCAGCAAGCTGCGTCGCGAGATTGATCGGCGCTATCGCGATCAACTGCAAGCTGTGACTGATGGATTTGACGATCAGTCAAGTGCATTTCAAGAAGGTTTACGCGATCGTGAAGAGGCGCAGATCAAGGCACTGCAGCGGCAACAGGATCGTGATATTGAGGCGGCCAGGTCTCGAGCGGAAGCGACTGGTGCATCAGCCGATGCAGATATTGAGGCGATTCGCGATTATTACGACGCAAGGATTGATGTAATTCGTGACAATACCCAAGATGAGACTAAGGCTCGGCAGCGTGCTGATCGCGACCGGCTGCAGGCAATTCGCGACAACTTGGACGATCAAAAAGACGCTGAGATGAATGCAGTCAAGGATCGATTTGAGACTATTAAGGCACAAGAAGAAGAACAAAAGAAAGCAGCGATTGAAGCAGCAAAGCAGGCTGCTGCAGATGTGGGCAAAGGTGCGGCCGAGTCTTTGGCTGCAAATCTGCAGCGTGATGCGATCGGCACGATTACAGACGTGTTCAATCGAATCCGGCAACTGCCAGCTGAGCAACGCCTAAGCGTGGTATCTGATCTGTTTGGCGATGAGGCCAGGGCACTGTTACCACTAATCGAGAACACGAACCTGCTCTCTCAAACATTGGCGCTGGTGGGTGACAAGAGTAAGTATGCCGGCTCAAGTCAGGCTGAATATATGAACAGAGTGCAGACAACGGCTGCGCAGATTCAAATGGCCAACAACGCCTTTACAAATCTGCAGATCACATTGGGCGAAAAATTTGTGCCTGCGCTCACAACGCTTATCGGGCTCTTCACGCCAGTGATTGATGGTTTTATGTGGATTGTTCAAAACGTGCCATTTGCCGGTGAAGCTATTGCTATTTTGTCTGGCGCATTCATCGGCCTTGTCGCCGTGCTGCCTGCGCTGGCTTCACTGATGTATATGCTTGCCCAGCTGGGCGGCATAGCTGGCATTTTGGGATCAATTTCTGGCGCACTTGGCGCCATTGGTCCTGTCATCGGCATTGTTGTTGGGGCATTGAAAGGATTAGGCGCGGTGCTTCTTGGCGTCTTTAGTGGTCCTGTTGGCTGGGTTGCTCTTCTTGTTGCCGCTGGCGTTGCCATCTACGCATTTCGTGATCAGATTGGCGCAGCATTCTCGGCCATAGGTGACATGTTGAAATGGGTGGCCGCAGGCTTTAAATCGATCTTTATTGATCCTGTGATCGGCTTGGTCAAGGGCTTCTACGACTACAACGTGATGGTGTTCAACAAGCTGGCTGATGTACTGGCTGCGCCGTTTAAAGCCGTGGCAAATATCATTCGCGGCATCATGAACAGCATTTTGGGCGGCATTGAGTTTGCGATCAATGGCGCGATCGGCGCGATCAACAACATCATCGCCGGTGCAAATCGAGCGCTGGCCGTGGTGCGTGCGCCGCAGATTCCGCTGGTCCCTGGTGTTCAGCTTCCCCGCTTTGCTGACGGTGGCATGGTCACAGGTCCAACCGTGGCGATGGTTGGCGAAGGCGGCGAGCCTGAATACATCGTGCCGCAGAGCAAGGCGGCAGGCTTTGCTGCCAACTGGATGGCCGGCAAGCGTGGCGCAGGTGCCATCCCTCGCTTTGCTGAAGGCGGCGTGGTCACACCTAGCACCGCGAATGTGAGCATACAAACAGGACCTGTGACGCAGATGAACGGCACCAACTACGTCACCACGCAAGATCTGAGCCGTGCCGTGCAGGCAGGCGTGCAGCAGACGCTGGCGTTGTTGCGCAATGATCTGAATACGCGCCGCGCCGTGGGGATCGCCTGATGGCTAACTATGACATCATGTGTTTCCTTGAATACTATGCAGACCGCAGCAGCGTGGTGGATCCGATTAGCGGACTGCGCACGCCATCAAGGCAATGGCAGAACTTCTATCAGGTGGCGCAAGTGCTGAGCATTGATCCTGACGTGGGAGGCAGCTACGGCTATCTGGCGTTTGATGCTGATGGGTTTGGGTCAACTATGGCCGGCAGTATCAATAACCTCAGCATCAATGTGGCCGCTACCGGCGATGTGGTTGACATTACCGACGCAGCAATCGGCTCCGATAACCTGATCATTGCATCGCTTTACATCCAAGATGCTGGTGAGGATGCGTTTCACGGTGCCAGCGCACAGCTCATCAGCCGGTACATTGGCAGCATTGAAGAGGCCAGCTTGAGTGATGAAGCCGTGAGCTGGACCGTTAATCCAGCGCTAAGCAAATTGAAATCTCAGGTTCCGAGTCGTAAGATCACATCAGGGATGCTGTCAAGGTTTTACGGGCGATGAGCGAGCATATTTGCGGTATCCAGATGAGTGTCACTTGCGCCGATGGGAGCAAGCGTGATGGGGTGACATTAAAGGTGATTGACGATGTGGTCCTATATGAGACAGCCGAAGGCATTCGATTGACCGGCAACACAAAAGTGCTTACCACTGAAGCGGCACTGTTTCCGTGCACCCTTGAACAGTTGACTGCTGCAATCCTTAAATATCGGGAGCAGGAACAATGAACGGGTTTGGTGCTGCTGAACAACCAAGCTCGACGCCAGGGCGCCAGGCATTGCGCCTTGATGAAGATCCGGCAAGCAGTAAGGCGCCATTAGGCGATCTCAACAAAAGCCAGCGCGTTGCCAATGCTGGTGAGACTGTGCCGATCTTATTTGCTAAGCGTGCCCCAAATGGCTTGGGCGCAGATGTTGGCGGCGTATGGATGCAACCGCCATTGGTTAAAACAGCTTCTAATGAGTTTGTTGGCAGTTTTGTCTATGCAATTAGTCAGGGCGAAATCGTTAGCAATCCTGTTAAGTGGTTTACTTGGGTTGGCCTGCGCAATCTGCAACACATTGAAGATCAAACGATTACGCTCACGCATTACTACAGCACAAGCGCAACCCTAGCTGCTACGCCGAACGCCTGCCCCTTAACAGGTGGCCAAGTGTTTTGCGGAATCAATACGTTTTCGTATTTGTCGGAATTATTTAAGGCGGAAGTTGGCGCAAAGTCAATTCAGAGATTGGTCGACAATAGCCAGTATTACAACAATTCTTTGTTGATCACAAGAGGTGTTGGTGATACAACTAATTCCGTGATGTTTGTGGCAACATCCAACTACGAGGTATATGACAATGGCACAGGAGCTGATTTAACAGCTGCTTATTTTGCAGCGATCGGAATTACGCCTTCGCCTACAACGTATTTTGTGTATAATGCAATTATTTCAGGTGGATCAATTATTGGCGCACACCCTGTTGGATACATACAAAATCTCCCAATTTATCCCCTTAATTTGCCAAACTTTTTTTACTTGAGTATTGGTGCGACGGGAAGTGTCACAATCACCCAAGAGGTGAGCATTGTTAATAACCAAGCCAATCCATCAAATCCTCCTAGCACTGGCACTTTATATGGGATGCAATACGAATATCATTTGAGCGAGTTTGCGGACCCGAACAGCCCCCCCGGCACCGAAGACTATACAGCCTTTGCGGATATTACTTTTCTGCAGGTGGATGGTAATATCTACGATCCGCCCGACGCGGGTTCGTATCCGACTACAACACAGCAGCTCTACATTCTGTATGAAGAAGGCGTAGAGGTTGATCTTTACAGTGGCGGCCTGGTGAGCGGCAGTTACGCCAAAGGCGCCAGCAATCAGTTTGTAGATCTGATTATGTATATGTTCACGATTTACAAACGCATTGAAGGTGCCGCAACGGCTGAAATTGCTGCGCCCGTTGACACTACCAATTTGGTTGATATTGCCGCCTACTGCAGCAATTATAATTTGTATTTCAATGGCATCGTTCCTCAGTCGATGAATATCGTTGAGTATGCCAGCAGCATTGCTCCATACTTTGACCTTGCATTCATTTCAAATGGCGGTCAATATCAATTCGCAAACATCCTCCCTGTGGACGGCAGCAATCAGATTGAGCAAGGAGCACTGACGGCAGTTGCCACATTTACTGAAGATGAGATCCTGCCCGGCAGCTTTAACAAATCTTACAAGTCTGCCGATGATCGCCGTGATGTTATTGCTGTCGTTGTTTGGCGCGAAGTGGCACCCGACAAGATTGGCATACAGCGCACCGTTTCTGTACGCTACACAGACGTTTCGATTGATGCGCCAATAATTCAATTCGATATGAGCGATTTTTGCACCGATGTTGGTCACGCTCAAGGCTATGCAACAGCAGAACTTGCGAGGCGTAGGCATTCAACGCATAGCATCAGCTTCAGCACACCTTTGCTGACTACAAGCCTCAAGCCGACTGATTTGATTAAAGTTGAACGGCAACGCATTAGCAGCCGTGGTGACAATAGGCAAGAGATTGAGTGGTATCAAATCTCAAGCATTAAACACAACAGCGATGGCGTCAGCGTCGTTGATGCTGATCACTTCCCTGTAGACAACAATGATTCATCATTGATTGTTGCCGACCTATTTAACAACGTCTGGACAATCAGCTGATGGCCACCTTCCCCACTCTGACACCAAGCGCCAGAAGCCTGAATTATGGCGATTATCCGCAAGCGACCTATGAAGGCGTGAGCGGTGGCAATGTGCGATTCAAGTTCGGCAGCGATCGCGTAGTGCAACGCCTGACGCTTGGCTATGAATATCTGACCGAAGCAGAGACGCAGCTGCTGCTGGATCATTACGAAGACCAGCAGGGCAGCTTGATCAGCTTTGATCTGCCAGCAGCCGTCTGGGCGGGCTACAGCAGCGTGCCTGTTAATCCGGCCGATTACGAGTGGCGCTACGTCGGACCGTTTCAGGTCGGCTTAGCAGCGCCGCTAAGATACAACACGAGCATCGAGCTGGAATCAGTGCCGATCTGATGAGCACATTCCCCGCGCTTGTGCCTGCCACACGGACTTTCACGCCGGGTGATGTGCCATCGGCCATGCAGGGCGCGCTATCAGGTGTGATTTCAGGCTTTAGGCGTGGCAACCGGCGCATCAAGCAGACGCTGGCGTTGAGCTTCTCGCTGCTTGAAGAAGCAGACGTAACGCTGATCCGCAATCACTACGACAACCGCGAAGGCAGCTTCAACATCTTCTTCCTTTCGACGGAGGTGTGGAACGGCTACACCACGCCACCCATCCCGCTGCTCAGTGATTACGCCTGGCGGTATGTGGGTGCGCCGAACATCACCGACGCATCGTGCGGCCGCTGGGATGTAGACGTAGAGCTTGAGACGATCCCGATCGATACGGGCGATCTGATCTTCGATGGCGAGCTTGCTCCTGCAGCTCCTGCCAGAGCGTATATTCTGGATGCAGGCGGCGCCGCTGCCAGCCCTGCGCGGGATTACATCATCAGCCCTACCGGAGCCGTATGAGCATCACGCTTTCAGCACTGCAAAAGCAGCGGCGTGATACGGCTGCGAACTGGACGGCTGCGAACCCGACGCTGCTGGCTGGTGAAATTGGCATCGAGTCGGACACCTACAAGATCAAGATTGGTGATGGCAGCACCGCATGGACCTCACTCGGTTACGAGCCGTGGTCTGAGCTGAGCGCCTACCCGATCGTCAATGTTGACATTGCCAGCAACGCTGAGATTGCGGTCAGCAAGTTGGCTGATGGTTCTGCGTATCAATTATTGCAAACCGATGCAGCTGGCACAGGTGTTGAATGGACAAGCAATATTGATGTGCCCGGCACGCTGGACGTAACCGGTGCCGCGACATTCGATAACAACGTCATCATCCAGGGCGATCTGACGGTCAACGGCACTGAAACAATCATCAACACCCAGACGCTGGACGTTGAAGACAAGAACATCGTCATCGGCAAGGTCATCACGCCATCAGATGTGACCGCTGATGGTGGCGGCATCACGCTGAAGGGCACCACCGATAAGACGATCAGCTGGATTGATGCCACGGATGCGTGGACGTTTAGCGAGCACGTCAACATTGCCAGCGGCAAGGAATACCGCATTGCAGGCACGAAGGTGCTTGATGCCACCAGCCTCGGCAGTGCTGTTGTCAGCAGCAGCCTTACAAGCGTCGGCACGATCGGAACCGGCGTCTGGAATGGCACGACGATCGGCACTTTGTATGGCGGCACAGGGCAAACCACTTACACCGACGGTCAACTGCTGATCGGCAAGACCGATGGCACCTTGGCTAAGGCGACGCTTACGGCCAGCACGGGCGTCACGATCACCAATGGCAATGGCACCATCACAATCAGCGCCACAGGTACAGGCGGCACCGTCACCAGCGTCGATGTGAGCGGCGGAACTGGCCTGACCAGCAGTGGCGGACCGATCACCAGCAGCGGCACGATCACCGTTGACCTGGACAACACCGCCGTCACACCTGGCAGCTACACCTACGCAAGCATCACCGTTGACCAGCAAGGGCGGCTGACTGCTGCTAGCAGCGGCACCACACCGCTCACCAGCTCAGACATTGGCGTCACGGTGCAGGGCTATGACGCAGACACCGCCAAGTTGGATGTAGCGCAGACCTTCACAGCAGCGCAGACCTTCGCTGCTGATGCCACGCTTAACGGCCAGGCCGATCTGCGCTTTGCTGATTCGGACAGCAGCAACTATGTGGCATTTCAGGCACCGGCCACGGTTGCCACAAATGTCACCTGGACGCTGCCATCAACTGATGCGGCGGTTTCTGGTTATGCACTGGTTAGCAATGGCTCCGGCACACTGAGTTGGGCGGCAGCTGGCGGTGGTGCAACTGGCGGTGGCACGGATGACGTGTTCTACGAAAACGCTCAAACCGTCACCACCAACTACACTTTGACCACGAACAAAAATGCCATGTCTGCTGGTCCTATCACAATTAGCAACGGAGCCACCGTTACCGTGGGCTCCGGTCAATCCTGGGTCATCGTCTGATTATGACTCTTTATCTCAACGGCACCAGTGGCATCAGCGGAGTAGACGGGTCCTCTAGTACGCCTGCGCTCCAAGGCACCGACAGCAACACCGGCATCAGCTTTGGCAGTGATGTAATTCTCGGCAGCACCGGCGGCACTGAGCGATTCAGGTGCGATAGTTCAGGAAGATTGCTAGTTGGCACGACTACTACGTCTGCCGCGCCTCTAACAGTAAACGGAACAATCGAAGCTAATAGTTCTCTTTATAGGGCTGTTTTCGGCAATGGATATGTTGATGGCGATAGCCACGTTGTTAGCGGCGGAAACGGAGCTGAACTGCAAGTTCAAGCATCCACTAGCAATCGACCCGCAGTACTAAGCCTTGGCGGAGCGCAGGGAGCAAGTGAATATCTCGGAGCTATCACTTTCTTCAATTCCGGCAATACAGATGGAAAAAGATGTCGAGCCAGTATTGTTTGCGGCCAAGAAGGTTCTACTGCTAACCAGCAAGGAGGTGTATTAACGTTCTCGACCACCGCCGACGGGGCGAGTTCTCCGACGGAGCGGATGAGGATTGGACAAAATGGAAACGTCACTATTGGAACAACAAGTAGTATTTACTCTTCAAGGCTTACATGTCAGTCCATGTCTGGCGTGTCAGCAAGCGTATTTTTAACTGATACTGCAAGTGAATATGGCACAATCTTAAGAAACACTGCTACTTCAGGAAATAATAGATTCGCACTTTTTGAGACTGAAGCGGCTCCTGTAACCAGGGGTTCTATCACTTACAACCGTGGCGGCGGCGTAGTTGCTTACAACACTACCTCTGACTATCGCGCCAAAACGTTATTGGGCGACGTTGAGAATCCTGGTGAGACTATTGACGCGCTCAAGGTCTATCGCGGCGTAATGAACGGAGCCACCGTAGAGCGCCCCATGTTAGTGGCTCATGAAGCTCAGCAAGTTGCACCGTATTGCGTTACCGGTGAGAAAGATGGCGTCGATGATGAAGGCAATCCGATTTATCAGCAGATGGACCACCAAGTTCTGGTGCCGCTGTTGATTGTTGAAATTCAGCAGCTTCGTGCGCGTGTTGCTGCACTTGAAGCCCAGTAGTCCCCTTCTCTAATGACTTCCATGACTAACAACAACCACAACCAGGAGGTGACACCATGAGCCCACTACGGATGCTTGGCAGCACGTCAGGCTATGCAGAATTGGCACCTAGCGCCGTCGCTGGCGATCAGACCTTCACGCTGCCTGGCACGGGGGGCACGCTGGACCGCCTTAACCGGGCGGGCAATGTGCTGCAGGTGGTGGAAAGTGCTAGTTCAACAGTAGTGTCGGGAATCAGCTCTCTTACCTCAATACTTACTGCTTCGATTACTCCATCTAGCGCATCAAATAAGGTTTTGGTATTTGCTAGATGTACTTTAGTAATTACAGCAAACACTAATTCATTCGCTAACGTGCAGTTATTTAGGGGAACCACCTCTGGAACACTTTTGGTAAGTCAAGATTTAGGGCTACAGTCAGCAGTGACATCCTATGCTGGCTTTTCTCCTTTCAAACTGGATTCGCCTGCAACTACTTCCTCTCAAACTTACACATTAGCCGTTAACAAAGGATCAATAAATACAACTTCAGTTAGTACGGCAAACTATAGTTACGGATTGGTCCTTATGGAGGTAGCAGCATGATGACCCCAACTAGAGCCGATGCAATTTTTTCACTCCGTCCTGAAGCACATTTTGTGCTGCGCGGCGATGAGCTGGAGTGGTTTGATCAGCATCAAACCCAACCCACCGAAGCCGAGATCCAAGCCGAGCTGGATCGCCTACTAGCTGAATATCCTCGCAAGGTTGCCCGTCAGGCACGAGCCGCCGCCTACGCCATTGAAGCCGACCCGCTGTTCTTCAAAGCGCAGCGCGGCGAGGCAACCATCGAAGAGTGGCAGTCTACTGTCGCTGACATTCGTGCTCGCTTTCCCTACCCCACGGAGGTTGAATCATGAGCACGCTGA